ATTTATTACTGCTGACGGTGATTTTGTGGGCAACTTCAACGGCGGTGGCTTTGCATCTGCCCTTGACCAGCTACAGGGCCATGTCCGCAAGTTCTGGCATCGCGTAGAACGTGAAAAGCTGGGCAAGGCGATATTCGGTGCTGGCTTTACCTCGCTCGATGATGTGATTGCGCGTTCAAGCCAAGGTTTTGGCCAGAAACTGAACGGCGGCATGGTTGCCAAGACAGGCCCTACGGCTGTTGCAGGTGGTGCTTCTTCGCTATGGCGGGTAGGCACAAGCCCAAGTGCAGGCGGTGCAGGTAGTGCGGCCCCCGGTGGACGTGCGCCAACATCTGCCACGACAGGCGCAATGAAATTCAACAACCCTGCGTCGGGAACGCTGCACCTTATCGGTGCTGACTTCTCGGCAAGCGTCGTGAATAACGCGGTGATGCTGTATGACCGCATCTTTGACGTTGCCAAGACAATGAATAGCACAGCCACAGAGGCGGTAACGGGTGTCCCGACGCGGTATCAATCGACCACTGCAACGGACCCTGATTATATCGGCGGCAACTTCCTGTTTATCGAGGTAGGCAGCCCGGCCCTTGCAGCAACAGCGCATAACTGGACCACCTGCACATATCTGGACCAAGCCAACGCGGCTTCGACCCTGCCAAGTGTGACGGGTAACAGTGCCGCGATTGTCGACCGTTTCGATATGCCGCTCAACACATGGTTCTGCCCATTGGAAGCAGGGGACAGTGGCATCAAGGCGCTAACGCAAATGCAATGCTCGGCAGCGGTGGCGACAGGCGCGGTAAACTTTGTTATTGGTCACACAATCGGCATCATGGCAATGCCTGTTGCAAGCCCGCTCTTGCCGCAGTCTTGGCTATCGGGGACGGACATTACACCACGCATCTTTGACAATGCCTGCCTTGCCCTATTTGAATTGCCCAAGCCTACCTCAACCGCAACAACTTACAGCGGGGTTATCAACGTCTGCAACGCGGCTCCGTAAATGCGTTTCCGGAAAGTCTCATTCAAAGGGTGGGGCGCATCCGATAGCATAAGCCGTCTATTTACGATTGGTTCGGTAGCAGGGACGCAAAGCCCTGCCTTTCCTAACCTGCCTATATCGGTTGCGGTAACTGGTGGTTATACAATGGTGGCCTCTGCCGCCTCTTTTGCACTAACCGGAACCGCAGCGGGATTAAAGGCAGGCCGCAAGCTAACGGCCAATGCGGGGAGTTTTACATTAACCGGAACGGCTGTTGCTTTACGGCGCGGCTATTCAATGGGTGCAAGCGCTGGCACGTTCACGCTGACAGGCACAGCGGCAGGATTAAAGGCAAGCAGGAAGCTAGTAGCTGCATCAGCGTCTTATGCGCTGGCAGGCTCCACGGTAGCCCTAAAGGCAGGAAGAAAGCTAACAGCAGGTGCAGGGGCATTTACGCTCACTGGCCTAGACGTCACATTAACATACGCAACCGGCTACACGATGACAGCCGGTGCCGCGTCATTTGTTCTGACGGGTGCAAACGTAGCACTAAAGCGCGCTGCCAAACTAACGGCGGGCGCTGGTTCGTTCGCATTGGCGGGAACGGATGTAACGCTAGATTATACCAGTTCGCTAATTTGGATAGACATACCGCCAACCGCAGCAACATGGAACGCTGCCACACCTGATACACCTACATGGACCGCAGACACAGTAACGAGCCCCACATGGACGCCGGAAACATCAAGCGGGTCATGGACACCAACAACCCCTCCACCTTGGGAGTAAGCAAATGCCATTAGAGATTACATACTGGACGGGCGTCTTCAATAACGGCCCTATCCCTGAAGGCGACATCAGCAGCGAAAGCCGCTCGCTTTCGGGAACGTCTGCACAATCCGCAGCAGCCCCAACAGGCGCGGCAATCGTTTCTATCTACGCCACGGAAGCCGCACGGTTCGCGGTAGGGACTAATCCCACGGCATCCTCGACTTCAGCTTATGTAGGTGCAGGCGAACGCATCTGGAGGCCAATCCTTGTAGGCCAGAAGATTGCGGGTATTACTGCATGAAGGTTGCAATCCTTGGTAGTGCAGAGACAACCCGCGACCTTGCGCCGTTCAATGACCCTGAATGGGAGATATGGGGCCTTGCATGGCGCTTCTATGACCACCCACGGATGGACAAGGCATTTGAAGTCCACGACCCTTCAATCTGGCATGAATATGTAAAGCCGGAGATATACCAAGGCTGGCTAAACAACCCGCAGGACAGTGACGGCAATCCTGTTGAAGTGTATATGCTGCCACACGTTGCGGAACAGTTTCCCGCCGTAAAAGCATATCCGGCAGATGAAGCCTGCAAGCTAATGGGCCGCAGATACTTTACATCCAGTTTCAGTTATATGCTGGCCAAGGCAATAATGGACGGCGCTACCGAGATAGGGATATGGGGTGTAGACCTTGTAACCGATGAAGAATATATGCAGCAACGTCCGGCCGCAGAGTTCCTGCTTGGCATCGCACACGCAAAGGGCATCAAGATAACAATCCCTGAACAATCGGCACTATTGAGGGCAGACCATGTTTACGGGTTAGAAGACATCCGCTTTGGCGACCCGATGGAGGAACGCTACAAGCAGAAAGAAAAAGACTACCGCGCAAAGATTGAAGAACTGAAAAGCCAGATCTTCACGCTGGAAGGCGCGGCGCACGAATGTAAAGAATTTTACACTGCTATGGCAGCAAAACGCAGGGGCCTTTGGGCCAAGTAACTCAATAAGCCAGCAGGCCCTAGCGCACTGGCGGGAGTGATAGAATGTCTAAAGTAGAAGAAAGTAGAAAACGGCCCAAAACAGGTGGCCGGATTGCGGGGATACCCAATAAACGGACAGCGGCGGCCAAGGAGGCTATAGAAATGGTTTTCGTGGGTCTAGGTGGCCCAGAAGCATTGCAGGCTTGGGCGGCCTCCAGTGAGGATAATCTGAAAGCCTTCTATGTGCAGGTATGGCCAAAGATATTGCCGCTTCAGGTAAACGGGGCAGGTGATAACGGCGAACATATCTTAGCGGTTGAGTGGCGTGTCCCGAACGTTGCAAATTGACGTAGCGCCTGTCTTCAGGCCGTTACTCGAAAAGGGACGCTACAAAGGCGCGCATGGTGGGCGTGGTTCAGGCAAGTCGCAATTCTTTGCAGATCTGATGATAGCAACCGCATTACGCAAGCCGGGGTTTCGTGGTTTATGCTGTCGTGAAATACAGAAGTCACTTAAGGAAAGCGCCAAGCGTCTTTTGGAGCAGAAGATACAGACGCTCGGCCTTGGCACGTTGTTTGAAGTGCAGGAAGCGCAGATAAAGACACCGGGGGGTGGGGTTATCGTGTTTGCAGGTTTGCAGGACCACACGGCGGAAAGCATCAAGTCCTATGAAGGCTTTGACGTTGCATGGATTGAGGAAGCGCAGACAGTAAGCCCGAAGTCGTTGCAGTTGTTACGCCCGACGATCCGTTCGCCGGGTTCTGAACTGTGGTTTAGTTGGAACCCGCGCCGCAAGGTGGATCCGGTGGACAAGATGTTACGTGGTGAAAGCCTGCCGACAGATGCAATCGTTGTGAAGGCGAACTGGGATAGCAATCCTTGGTTCCCCGAAGAACTGGAGCAGGAGCGGCTAGACTGCCAAAGGACCGAACCGGACCAATATGAGCATATATGGGAAGGCGATTATATATCGGTAGCATCCGGCGCATATTATGCCGCTGCACTGACAAAGGCAAAGCAGGACAAGCGGATTGCGAATGTCTCTGCCGACCCATTGATGGCCTATCGTGCCTATTGGGATATTGGCGGGACAGGGGCCAAGGCTGATGCCTGCTCGATCTGGATTGCGCAGTTTATCGGTAAAGAAATACGAGTGCTTGATTACTACGAAGCACAAGGCCAGCCACTAGGCGCGCATGTGCAGTGGTTGCGTGATAACGGGTATGAGAAAGCGGAGTGCTTCTTGCCGCATGATGGCAGCACGAATGACAAGGTTTATGACGTTAGCTTTGAGAGCGCCTTAAGGGCGGCGGGGTTTAGCGTTACGGTTATCCCTAATCAGGGGACAGGGGCAGCGTCCAAGCGCATTGAAGCGGCTAGGCGGTTGTTTCCATCGATATGGTTTGACGAGGTAAAGACGCAGGCAGGCAGGGATGCGCTGGGCTGGTATCACGAGAAGCGCGATAACGACAGGGGCATCGGGCTTGGGCCTAATCATGACTGGGCATCACACGCTGCCGACGCATTCGGCCTAATGGCAGTTGCACATAATAATCAGCCTGCACCTGCTTGGGGCAAGGCCATCAAATATCCGAAAGTCGGGGTTGCTTAATGGACAAGAACGAAATTCGCGCCATTGTATCGGCTGAAAAGCGCGCTGCAATAGGCTCGTCTACCACAAGCGATCTAACCCGCCAGCGGTCGGACGCGCTTGACTATTACATGGACGACCTGAAAAAGCATATGCCCACGCTTGAAGGGCAAAGCAAAGCCACGTCCAGCGATGTATCCGACACCATCGAAGCAATGTTGCCGCCGTTGATGGACATATTCACAAGCGGTGAAGAATATGTGGAATTTGCCCCTGTAGGCCCTGAAGACGAAGAACAGGCCAAGCAAGAGACTGATTACGTCAACCACATCTTCATGAATGAAAACCCCGGCTTCCTTGTGCTTTACAGCATGATTAAGGACGCGCTGTTGTCCAAGAACGGCATCGTAAAGGCATGGTGGGAAGAATATGAAGAAGTTGAGAAAGAAACCTACCGCCAGCTAGACGCTGACAGCTATGCAATCATTGCAGCCGATACAGAAGCAGAGATTGTCCAGCAGACAGCGAACGAAGACGGCACAATGGACGTGGTCGTATCAAAGAAGACGAAAAAGGGCTGTTTCAAGTGTGCCGTTGTCCCGCCGGAAGAGTTTGGGATTAGCGCGCAGGCTAAAACAATCCCTGAAAGCGGCTATTGCTTCCACCGCTACCGCAAAACACAGTCGGAACTGATTGCGGATGGCTATGACAAGGCAATCGTTGAAGGCCTGCCCACATCGAGCAGCCGCAATGGCGATGAATATGAAGAAGGCCGTTCGCGTGATACGTTTGACGATGAAAGCGACCCACAAAGCGTTGTAAACCGTTCCATGCGCCTGATTGACGTTACAGAGCATTACATCAAGCTGGACGTGGACGAAGACGGCGTGGCGGAATTACTTAAAGTGGTAACCGCAGGCCCGTCTGATACCCTGCTAGGCGAACCGGAAGAGTTTGACCGGATGCCGTTTCATTCGATTACACCCTACCCCATGACGCATCGCTTCTTTGGGCGGTCTGTTGCTGACCTTACAATCGACATCATGCGGATTAAAACGCATTTGCTGCGCCAGTTGCTTGATAACGCTTCGCTGCTCAACAACCAGCGCATTGCCGTGGGTTCGCAAGGTGCAGACGAAAACACGCTGGATGACCTGCTAACCAACCGCCCAGGCGGTATCGTCCGCATGAAGGACGTCGGCCAGCTACGTGAAATACCCAACCAGCAGCTTGGCCCGCACATCCTGCCGCTGATTGAATATGTGGACCAGTCACGCGAAACGAGAACA